CAAAGTAATAAAGGTATAATTTATTTAAGTAATCAATATCCTCGAAAACTAACTCAGTCCTTTTACCATCAATTACTCTTTTACCTTTTGCATCTAAGAATAAAGCAAAATGTTCTTTGTCGGTTTGGCTCATTTCCGATTTAACCGTTTTAAAGTTAAATAAACGATTAAGATTGAATTGTCGTTCCTTACAATCTAAGCAAGGCTCAATCCCAACGGCTGAAGTTACAGCTGCAATAACATCTCCAAGCCCTTGTATTTCTTTTTTAGTTTTTCTTTTTGCCATTTAGTTTTAATTTAACCATCTTATTAACTCGATGGATTGTTTGTAAATGTATTCCTGTTTGTCTTGATAGTTCTCGTTGACCTACTAAGGTTGAGAGTTCAAACATAGTGCGTTCGTACCAAGTTAAGCCTTTTGAAAGCTCCTTATAATCTATTTCCTCAATTATATAATCAATAATTTCCTCCTCTAAAGCTTCAAAACTTCTGAAGTCATCGATTAAAATTTCTTTTGATTTGAGAGAGTCGTAGAAAATGGATCGCAGCGTAACAAATATATAACCATCGGACAAAGGTTTTGTTTTATTTGAAACCTTAATGTACATTTCCTGTACTAATTCGTCAGCTAAGTCCCTGTCTTTACAAATTTGTAAAGCCATTTTACGCCATTGGGCATCCTTCTTAGCTAACTCTTCTAAAATCATAATGTTAACGGATTAAAATATTGTTTTAAAAAAATCAATAAATCCTGGTTACTTTCGATATAATAGGCTGTTCCGCTAATAATTAAAACTATTTCGTCTTCATTCTCAACCCAAAAGCCGTTAATATTATCAACTACAACCCTAAATTCTACATATGAGCCATTGAGTCCGAGATTATCGTCTTCAGTTTCGAGCCACATTTGCGTTGATATAGTGTGCGGTTTAATCATATGGTTACAAATATAACGAAAAAAAGTTGTTTTGTAACAAAATTATACTTTATTTGTTATAACATTAAAACGGACATTCAGATTTTTTAGGTTTTAAAATTAATTCTTGATACTCTCGTTTAATCTTTTCCTGTATTGCTTCACGAATAAAGTTACCAACATCAACATTGTTAGACTTCATTTTTTTAAGGGTTTTTAATTGTGTTTCTGAAATACGAATAACCTTTGTTTTGGTGTATGTCTGCATAATTGTAATACATTTATAAATGTTAGCCAATAGTTACCAGTAATGCTACTTTTATTGGTAATCAATGATTTCTGCTATTAATTCGGCTTTTGTGAAAATTACTTTTCTGTCACTTGGATACCATAATTTTGGAAGCAAAGAATTAATTTTTTCGAAGTCAATATTTGCATCAAGAATTTTAGATATTTTTTCTTGGTCTTCATCCATTTCTTCAGAAAATCTATCTTCATCAAACGCTCTTTCTGCAATTATTTCGCCACTTAAAAAGCCTATTGTTTCTAAATCACATTCGTAGGCTTCAACTGTGAAATCATCAGTTTGCTCTACTAAAAATTCATATTCAATATATTCTGCTATATCTTGAACTTCACTAAAAAATCTGTCGTCAATTGCGTACATAAAATTTGTTTTTAAGAACCGCACTACTGGTAACATATGCTACACAATAGCTGGGTTTCGGGTTAAATTTAAAGTTTGTTTTGCACCTTTTTAATCTGTCATTATCCGAAGTCTGAGTTTGTGCTTTTCCCAGCCATCGTGTAGCATCCGCCGTTATGTGCCATTATAGCCCATCATTCAACTCATCCGCATCTTGTCTACATTCCGCACATATATAACCAAATAAATGGTCCTTTTCTTTACCAAGTTCTTCAACATCCCATAGTTCCTCACCATCTTGTTCAGTAACTTTTAGTTTAAGCTTTTCATTCCAAACATTATACATTCTAACAAATGTTTCAGAACCGCATTTACATTTATAATATCGTTCCATTTATTTTAAAATAACGGCACATAACAAGGGTTTTACGTAATAGCCCTATCAAGTGTCGTGGTTAATTTTAAGTTTCTACTAAGGGCTACTACGCAAAGCCCTGATACGTTATGTGAAATCAACTTCGTAATCACTCCAAACTTTCACAATTGCTCCAGCTTGGGTTAGTTCCTCAAGTCTCATCTGTTGAAGCGGTGCGAGTTTACCGTTTTCCTTTTTGACTTCTATAAACATAGCCTTGCCGTATTTGATTGCAAGTAAATCCGGAATGCCATTTGTTGAGGTTTTAATTAGTTTGGTTACAAACCATCCTCGCTCCTGTAGTTTCTTTTTAATCTTAGTTTGTATTTGCTGTTCTGTCATAATATCCAGGTTATTATTTTTAATATTCCTAAGCACACTACAACTAATGAAATCCACATTGCGACTTCTACGATAACCTGTTCCTTTTGATTCATAATATTACATATTTTCGTTAAATTCTTTTCTTAGTATTGTATCTATTTTATTTGTCAATTCGTGGAAGTAGGTGCTCTTTTGAATTGTGTACGTGTCGGCTACATTATTATTGAGCTCCTCACAAAGTCCAACCATATCGGATTTGTATTTTACCATCTTATCAGTAGTTGCGTGGAGTTCGTCTAATACTTCGAGTTGCAACTGACAAAGACAATAGAGCTTATGCATTAAAATGTTTTTACGTTTTGGTTTCATATTTCTTTAATTATAATTTTAAAAAAGTGTAATTTCGGATAAATAGTTGTAAAATAATAAATCGCCTCTTCGGGTTTGTCGGCTATTATTTTCTCAATTTCGAAATGTTTTTCATTCCCGTTGCTGTATCTGTACCAGCCTTCAACTTCAAATTTTTTCATAATCTTATTTCTTTTTAAATTGTTCAAACCATTCTTTTATGTTATCTGTAAATTCATAAGGGCAACTGCATAATAAATCTAACACTTCTTCCTCACTATAACTTCTTTCTTGTTGATTTGCATATTCATCCATTGCATCAATTATTGTTAAAGGTAAAATTTCAATAGTTTTTGACTGGTTTACATCTTCAAATTGTATATATTCTCTTAAAATACTTTCTGCTGTTTGTTTCATAGTTTCTTTAAAAAATTATCATTATAATCAAATTCTAACTCAAACGTTTCTCCAGTATCTAAATATTTAAATGTATAAATCCAATGAAAGCAAAATTCTTTTTTACTATTGCTCCACTTTTGTGGCATTGCTTCATTTATTCTATGCCCTATACATCTGAACTGTCGGTTATTTGTTCCGATCTGTGGCTCAAAATGTAAACCTATTTTATGATTTTTAACGATTAAGTATTCCATATTATAAATTTTTAATTGCCCAATTGGCATAATCAATAATTTTTTTAAAATCCTCTTTGTCTTGGTCTTTTTTTCTCCAGGTGTATTTATCAATATTGAATTTGCAAATCGCTAAGATTTCCTCCTTTGAAAGATTTGCCTCAGCTCGTTGAAATGTATCGATACCGATTTGATATTGCTCCGGCTTAGTAACTCCATTTTCGTCGTATTCAAATTTAGTTTTTATTGGTAATTTTAAATCCCAATTCCTCCAATATTCAAAACCTTCCATTGTGTGATTCCAACTAAACGCATAACATAAATAATCTGTATTTTTATCATATTTATTATTAATAATTTCAATTTGATTTTTTTGATAATCTAAAGCTAATAATCTTACATCCTTTGGTAATTCACTTATTTTCATAATATTAATTTAAAAAATAAACCCCTCTCAAATGATACCGCCAAGTACAAAAGAGAAGGGTTGTTAATGTTTTCACTTTGGCGGTTGTACAAATATAATACTTTTATTTTAATTCCAATACTTGTTGAATAGAAATTTTTGATAAATCTTTCCATTGGTTTGCCATTGCTTCAGAAATTCCTTTAAAAGTCTTTGATCTTTTAGTTCCATCACCAAAAGATTCAGCATACCATTTGCTCATTCTTTTACCACTTGAGAATGTAACAAACTCTCCTTTCGATACTATTTTAGTAGGTTTTAAATAAGGAATATTTTTATACCATAAGCAAGTCGTTTTCTGAAATTCATCTCCAAAATAATAAGGTTGAATTATCTGATCGGGTTCTCTCCAAACTTTACTCATTATACAAATAGGATTTTCAATTACTATATGATTAATCGGAGCATTTGCTAACTTCATAAAAAATTCAATTGAGTCCTTTTGTCTACCGTCTTTTATTTTTTCTTTAAAATGCCTGGCACCGCTTACAGCTAAATGAGTACAAGGAGGATGAGCAATCATAAAATCATATTTTCCACTATAAGCCTCAATTAAAGCATCTCCTTGAATATGCCATTCCGGATAACCTCCGGTGCATTCTTTTATATCACAACTATAAGCCTCAATTCCTAACTTTCGAAATTCAATAGTTACGGCTTGGCTTTCTTCACAAGCGATTAGTACTTTCATTTTCTTTAAATATTTTTAGTGTATAATCTTTTTTCTTTAAAACTGTTTTGTAAATATCCATTTCAATACCTCCTTTTGAAAATATCCAAAAGATTTCATTTGATTGCCTTTGCATTGTGGTTAATCTGTCGCGACTTTGCCAGTAACTCGTTGCACTAAAATCGATATTATAATAAACCAAGTACTTTGCATTTTTTAAACTTATACCTTCACGGCCTGAAACGATTTGTAAAGCTATACATTTATCAGTATTATCAAACTCCTCGACATCGTTTGTCAAGTTTTCTGCACCAAAAACTGAAAGTAAAGCATTGTATTCCTCTTTGAACTTGTAAAAAATCGCGATTTTTACTCTCGAAAATTTTTCGAAGGTAAATTTTGCCTTTGAATAATCGATTACTTTTGATGTTCCATCCTCAAACTTACAAGTGCCACTTGACAACTGATGAACTTTCTGCATTAATTTTACACCTGTATCGGCTAATATAATTTGACCTTCAGCGTTTTTTACTACTAAATCCTTTTTAAGCTTCTTAATTATCAAATTTGTGATTGGTTGCATCTCACATTCTAAAATCATTTCTTTAACTGAAGTTATAAATCCTGCCTGAGCTTGTGTAAAAGTCAGGATGTAATTCTGCAACACTCGTTTAATTAATGGTTCTTTGGCTTGGCTGTAATCTTTAATAACCGCGTAACCAATATTCCTTTGAGTGACATCCACATAATCAACCGCCCATTTATAAAAATTGGTATATTGTTTAAATGGTGAATAATCGGAAACCCAAAACTGATTGAACCATTGCGAGTGACTCTCTGGAGTTGGTGTTCCACTTAAAAAAATCATCGGTAATTTTGAGTAACGTTTTTTAAATAGTATTGCTACTTTGTTCGGCTTTGGAAACGCTCCAAAACGATGATGTTCATCGTGAATGATTAAGTCGTACATATCATTCACTAAGTGCAAAGATTCATCGTTAATGACTGTTAAATCATACGTAAACCCGAAATTATCGTAATCCCATTGTATTGATGAAATAGCTTTCTTTTTAGTTAAAAATAAAACTTTTTTCGCTCCGAATAGCTTTGCAGTATTCAAAGCGGTTAATGTTTTACCTGTTCTTACTTCCATCGCTAAATAAACGATTTTCTTATGCTGAAGGATTTCAGCAGCTTTGGCTGAAAGTTCCTTTTGATATTGTCTTAGTTCCATAATTAAAAAACTATATCGTCAATCTCTAAAAGCTGACCTGTTTTAATTGTGAACCATCTCATCCCGTTTGTGTTTCCTTCCAAATATTCAGCTCCTATAAAGTTGCAATATTTTTGTATCCAAATGTTAAACTTCTTATTTGTGAGCCACTTTTTGTAATCCTGGTACTCAGTTGTAAAATTATTAAAATACAAAGATTTTTCAAGCCTGTCATTGTGGTTTACATTCTCTTTGTCTTTTACCCATTCTAAAAACTCCATTGAAGTCTCAGCAATAAATTTACGCATTTTTATATTCTTAGCATTCTGAGGAACTAATCCAAGTTTCAAATATGATTGTAAACAATTAACCATATAATTGTCAAATCTTTGGTAATCTAACTCATCCCAGTCATCAAATAACTGTCTTTCAAATTCATCGTAAGGAGTCAAAGACTTGCCATAAAATTGAGCGAACTCAATTTCGTGTCTTCTCCTATCGTGTGAGTTCCCTTCTCCTTTGATTGCGTAGTTGGTGCTCAAAATCATTTTTGGACTTTCCTCAACTTTTAATTTGATTGCATCTTTATTTTTACGTTCCAAAGTCATTCCCTCAGTAACCAAACTAAATTTACTCTCAAAATCAAAATTTTTCTTAACATCGTCAAAAACCAATATTTGGGTTTCTGGTGATACTGTTTGATATGGAAATGATTTTTTATCGTCAAAACTCTTACCATCCAAAATCGATACTTTACGAATTTGCTTTAAACCTTGAACGAATAACCCTTTACCCGTTCCTCCTTCAGGGTTTTCGCTTATAACCTCATCGTTTAAGATTATAGCCTTGTTATTCATTTTATTTTTATAGGTGCTTAAAAGGTATCCAATAACGCACTCAATTGCAATAGGCTCATTACTACTAATGTTCTTTATAAAGGTTGCATATTCATTTTGGAAATCCTCAACACTATTATAATTTCGGTTTATAATTTGACTCTGCCAAACATAACCATCCACATCGATATAATCCACCATTTTAATAGTGTCCTTTGTAATCTCTAAAATACCATTCTCAAAAGCAATAAATGATTTTGTTTTGGTATCTTTTAACATTAACAATTCAACGCTGTCAATCATTGATAAATAGTTCTCTGAAAATATGTTTTGATAGGCTGCACAATAATTCCAAATATCTAACTCCTTACGCTCAATCAAATAATTTAAAACAAAATCTTTGATTTTCTCGGTTGAGGTTTCAACTACTTTATTGGAACTAATATAAATCCACGTTGCCTTTTGTGCATTTGATTGAAAATACTTTTTAAAACCATTACGCTCCAGGAATGATTTGTATTTTAAATGGTCAAATCCTATTTTGTTTTTATCTGTATAATGCCAAAAGTCTTCGTGTTCGGATGCTTCCTTTATTTCGTTGAATGTATCCTCCGTGATACCGTATTTCTCAATGACTTCTTTTTTACCTTTTTTTAAATCAACTTTTATGGAGTCAATCTTATTATAGTTCTCAAAGTATTTACTATCAAAGTTTCGTTTTTTATATGCTGATTTAATTGTGGTTTTTGCTTCGGTTTCTGAAAACTCTCCAATTACAATATTATTTAAAATATAACCTTCGGCATTGTGTTGACTTATTCCATATTCACAAAACGCTCCTGCTACATCAAAAATAAAAGCATTGCGTTCTCCTTCTACAAAATCTTTATTCCAATTCCAAGCCATTATTTTAGAAATAATATTATCCTGGTCCGTAATTGGTAAAAGAGGCACACGTTCCGAAACATTAAAACCCTCCTCTTTTAAAATAGGATTGAAAATATCAGCTTCTAAATTAACATAAATGTTTGGATCATAACTTTCAAAACAAACTCGGTCAACGTTGGAGTTTGCAATATCAAAATAATCATAATTATAAACCTTTTGAAACTCTTTAAATACTTTCGGATGCGTTTCTTTTGTTAATTCATTTGATACCTTTAAAACGCCTTTAATTCCATTCCCAGATGGGGAAATAAAAAGTAAACAAAAATGTTTGTTTTCTTTTAAAAATTCCAAATGATTTAACATCGTTTGATTATCTGGGTATTTATCAAAATCAACTACCATTAATCCAGAATGTTGTTGCAAAGAGTTTGAATTTCTCTCGTTAAAAATACCTGCAAATAAAATACAAGGTAATTTTGTTTTCTGGTCTTTTGCTCCTGTTCTAATTAGTTCTACTAATTCTTTTGAAGTTCCTTTTTTTATTCTATTGATAATCTTATCAATTGGAACGTGAAAGGGAACGTCTGTAGACTTATATAAGTCTTTAAATACGGATACTGTCATAATGCTAAAAGTTAAAAGGGATAAATCCACCAACTTCGACACTGGTTTCATTATCCCTTTTTAATAATGTTTTCTTATATTGTCGAAGTGGAACAAAGATAATACTTTATTTTTAATAAACTAATTTTTTTTAATATTTTTTAAAATAGTACACATAGTACACATTTTTTTGGGAAAACTACCCCCCCCTATAAAATTAAAAACACTCCAGCGACGGGGGTATAGGAAAAGGGTTAAAATGTGTACTATTGCAAAAAAAAAGAGGCTATAAAGCCCCTTTTTCCTACTAATAATTAACCAACAATACTAAAACTCCAAATCCTCTTCCTCATCAACAATAATATCATTAACTTCTACTATATCGCTTTTAATTAAATAAGCTTTTAAATAAGCCTCCAATGTATTAAAAGCCTCATCTGCCAAATCGCTTTCACTGTCTGAAATGCTTTTAGCAAACTTGAACTCTGGAGTTGTATATTTAACAGCTCCTTTTTTACCATCTGTAGCACTTGCAACCTCAACCCATTCGTCACTCAAACGTGAGCGAGTCTTTGCGGTGAAATCTCCGTAGGCTTGGCACGCCGCTCCTTTTAATTGTACGTTGGCAATTGAACCATCCTCGAGCATACAATAAACAGATTTAACATAATGACCTCCAGCAGCTTTAATTTTCTCTTTAATGTCTTTGTATAAACCTTTTGCAATTTCGTTGCCCTTAAACGGTTTTACTGTCATTATATCCTTAGATATATATTTTACCTCGTTTGAATTGATTTGGCTTGAACTTGCATCGTTCCAACCTTTCACGGTATGCAATTCGTCTAAGACTAAAAATTTAAAAGGTAATGGGATTGAGACGTTTGCCGAAGTTTCACGATCGTAATAACTAAAACATTTGTCATTTGATTTCCAGTCAATGAATTTTTGACTTGGATTTGTTGATGGTTGTGAAAACGCTTGTTTTCTGTTTGAAATACTCATAATTTTAATTTATTTATGGTCTGAAGTTAAGATGCCCAAACCTTGCATCGGTTATTATGAATTACAAATATACTAATTAAAATTCAATTTACTCTCATATATAAAAAAAGTTTCAATTGTATGTGTAAATTTTTGATAGTCAATGTATCGATTTTCTTTTATTAGTTCAATTTGCTCCTCATCAAAACAATGCGTTTTGCTTGTATCTTTATACTGAGGAACTAATCCCAAATCTTTTATTCTTTTGCGGATTGTATTCCGAGATATAAAAGTCATCTCTTCAATCTCATCTATTGAGTAAATCATAAATTATTTTTCTATAAAGGTTATTTACTCGTTCCGAATTTATGCCTCTCTTTGCGTAAAATCTTAACACTCGGTTTATCCTGGTCCTTGCACTTTGTTTCGCTGTCATTTTAAAACTTTGTTTGTACAATATCTTTGCGAGGTGTAGTTCCAACCTTTGGCACATCGTTTCCATACGCATCGATTATAGGCTGTTTCTGTGCAAGTTTTAATAATTCCACCCTTGCATCTAAGTCAGATTTTAATTGACAGTAAATCTCATCCTCTGAATAATTAACAGTATTACCTCCTCCAATTGGTGTAAATAAAATACCATTAATTTGTTCTTTTTCAAAAAAATCAATTCGGCATCGAAATTCAGCATCTGCACTATTTGCAAATTCTTTCAATCGTATTATATTGGTCCATACTTCTTTTGCACTTACCTCTCCCTCTTCAATAACATTATCAACCATTCGCTTTCCTGTAAGGATTGCATCTTTTTTCGTGAACGTTGGTTCGTACATTGTAAGAACTTGCTCTGAATTTTCTAAAAATAGTCTTGAATTTGCTCCCATTTTAATTTATTTTATTATAAGCATTGCACATTTTTTCGTTATTTGAGTAGTGGACTGATTGCACTGTTTTACGCATCCATTTATCAAACTTTTTTACCTCTTTTAATTTTGCTTTGTTTTCCATTTTTGTGTGATTTGATTTATTGATTGTTTGATTTCTGTTTCAGCTTCAATTGGAATTAAATCTTGCAGCTTTTTTGTAATTGTGCCGGTTTTATATTTGGCTTTCCTTCCAGCGTTTCTTTCGTTACTCATTTTTTAAAAATAAACTTGCTATTTCACATATACCTAAATTTGTATTATTAAAAGTACATAAATGCTGAGCGTTATTAATTGATAAATTTAACCAAGAATAATTTGTTTTTAATTCGTTTTCAATATTTGCAACCAAATAAGGAAATTGTTTTTTTTCTGTTTCTAAAACCTCAATTATTTCTGGTTTTAATTGCTCTAATAAATTTCTCATAATTATCTAATTTGTTGAATTAAAAAATATACTGCAGCGATTGCAATAAATGTAATTTGGTGTTTTTGTTTTAATAAAAAAGTTTTCATAGTGTTTTTATTTGTTGTTATCTGAGTGCAAATATATAACTACTTTATTAATAAAATACTATTTAATTAAATATTAACAAATATTTAACATTTACGTATAATTACGGGTATTTGCGTATATTAATTATATGCAATCGGGTATAATTTTCCACTAAAAGGTTAAATTATATGCAATCAAGTATAAATTTTCCAGTAAGTACTAAAAAAATAAACGAAATTTTCTACTAACGTAATATAAAACTATTAAAATAATTAAAAGCCATAACCACCATAAGGAAGTGATTATACTTTCTTTGCGTTCTACTTGTTTAACCTCGATTTGAGTGCGTTTTTCTGCCTTAATATTTGTTTTTCGTGTACTTTGTACAGTTTCGTTTTTTATTGTCTTATTTCGGCTCGTTTCGTGTTTATGTTTTATCCTTGCATTTAGGATTGAAGTCTTTTTGCCTTGACTATCTATAATAATAATAGGTTTAATACTATCGATTGGCTCAATTGTAAATTCATTTGTATGAATTTCAGTACTTGAGTCTGTTTTAATAGCAACTTTTACGGAATCAACTATTGTAATTTCGCTTTTTTCTTTGGTTTCTGTATTGCTTTTATTCACTTTACGTGTTCCGCATCCAACTAATAATAATAATATCAATAAATATCTCATTTTTTAAGTATTGTTTCGTTAAAAAAATCTATAAAATCCGATTGAGGTTTCTCAATTTTTTGTACTTCCGTTATTTCTACCGCATTTTTAATGTGATTTCTTACCTTAATCATTGCATCGGTTACATTCTCAGCCTCAACTTTGTACTTTAAATCGACTCCTTTGAGTTTACAAATAAAATTGTATATCATAATATTAAAATATATGTGTTATTCTGGCAATTTGTCCGTTAATTTTGCAATGTAGGAACGCTTCAACTGCCTTTGGAGCGTGTTGATAGCCATTTCGGTGATGCCAAGAGTCTGTTCCACTTGGACTTCTTAGGCTTTCAATGGTAATTCCTGCGTAATCTTTGCTCATTTTATGGTGTACGTGGTGCGTATATATATAACGATGCTTTGTTTGACTCCATTCAATTGGAAATTCAACTGCCATTAACAAAGGTAAGTCCATTTGTTTCGCTCCATCGCCGTGAGTAGTTCCAATTAGATTATTAAAATATTTAAATCCTTTACGGTGTGCAATACTGGTATCGAATGTAATGTTTTTGCACTCTTTGAAATAGGTTTCAATAACTTGAGCTAAAAAGAAGCCATTTGTATAATCGTGGTTTGATGGATTAAATGTAAAATGAACGTCTGCAACCCCTAAAAGCAATTCCAAAACGTCTGTATAAAGTTGTTTCGCAATTAAAAAATTAGTGTGCCACATTCCATCGGTATCCTGAGGAGTTCCGCTTGTAGTTGTACGCAAAGGACTGTCAATATGTAGTATATCATTACCTCCAATAAATAAAATCTTATCAATATTAAAGCTCGATACCTTTTGTAGTATTCCTTTGACTCCTTCGAGTACTCTCTGGACCGCTATTTGATTATTGTAAGCCTCACCGCTTTCAAAAGCCGAGCAAAGTTTACCGATATGTATATCCGCCGGATCAATGACTAATAAATAAGAATCTTTGTTTTTAATTCTTTTTAACTTTGGAAACTTCGGAGCATATTGCTGTAAATCCTCAATTAAAGTTTGTGTTAAGTCAGAAAACTGTTTTTCTTCTGCCTTTACAAATAAAGGATTGGTTACTCTTATACTTTCCGTTTTTGTTTTTAACCACATCATTGGAGCGGTTGTTGGATCAACTCCTAAATTATCGCAAGCATCTAAAACGCCCTGATTATTTCTAATTTTACCTACATATTTTCGCAAACTATCTAATTGCAACTTATCGCCATTTGGAATTATTGACTTTGCGATTAAAATATTACTTGGCTCTGATAATGCTTTTAAAATAATGTTTGTGTAATCATTCCATTGGTTATAAGCCATATTTTATTTTTAAGTTATTATTACCGTGATTTCTTTTGCTTTTTGCATTTTAGCAAATAAAGAATCAAACGCTTTACGTGATTGCCCTATAAAATCTTTTGAACGTGTTCTGCCTACCAATATACAACCCTCTGTGTCGTGGTTTGTATTACCTGGATGGATACGAACACCCTCAAAATTAGGTACATTTAAAAACAAAGGTAACAATTTTTTGAATCTATTTGACTTATTTATTATAATTTTATAAGTTCCTCTTGGAATTGCGGTTTCTCCCTTAATCTTTACAGATCTTTCAATATCCTCAAGAGTATAGCATTCCCATATTCCATCAACTAATAATTCCCCTATAGTTGAATTATCTGTTTTATATAATCTTTTTATTTCTATTTTCATCTTATTGAGAATATTTTAAATAATAGAGTAATTAGAGCACCGAAAATAATTACAAAAGCAACTTTGAACTGATTTACATATACAGAAATTTCATTCTTGAATGTTTCTAATTTTTCAACACGTTCGTCTGTTTCTTTCATTTGTGAAACCATTCCTTTAAAATTATTAAACTCACTTCCTAACAAAGCTTGTTTAATCTCTTTTATATCTTTGCTTAATTGTTCTAAGTTATCCATTATTTCCTTAATCTTTCAACTATGTTTGTAATTCCCTCAATTCCTATGTACGCAGTTGCAATTATAACCCAATCACTTGAAGTTAATTGACCGCTAAATAAACCCCCACAAGCTACCATAAAAACAAGTAACTTGCGTGAAATCCATTTACTTAATATTATATCAAATTGCTCTTTACTCAACTGTATATCCCATTTGCTCAAAAGCCATTTTAGAATACAATTCAGCACTTGCTAAGTCTTGCATTTGACCTTCTTGCAATTCAACTTGAAAACCTCCTTGTTGAACATCGGTAAAAATTGCACCTGCTCCATCTTTGTAAGCCTCGTGACTTGCGTAGGTTGTAGCTGCTATTTCTAACGTCACACCGTTTGCTCTACCAGCATATTCTAAACGAACATAAACGCTTGGTAATTCAATTTCTGTACCCTTAATTAAAATCTTTTTTTCTGCCGTAGCACTTACTAATAATCCCATTTTTATTTATTTATTTGTTAAATTATAAATGTCCATCCTGTGGACTTGTTAATATATAAACCTTCTGTTGCATCTGTGCAATAAACCATCAATCCTATTGCAGGTGTAGCTATTGCTATTCTTTGTGCGTTTGTCATTCTTGGAGGAAGAAAACCTTGAGTAGTTGAATCTATTTGAATTTTAGCAGATGCTACAGGTGCAGTTGTTCCTATTGCTATTTGACCTGTCGAATTTAATCTTAATCCTGTAGTATATGTATATGGAAAAGCTCCTCCTGCATATTGTAAATCTAAAAAAGATGCTGTTCCTGATGAATATCCTGCTAAAATTCTTGAAGTATTAAAAGTACTACCAACTCTAGGATTTGAATCTGACCTCAATTCAATTGCAACAGATGTTGAATTTACATCTTGTATTGTTAATCTATTTGTTAATGTTGTAGTTCCTTGACCTATTGAAGCATTTCCTAATCCATTAACAATTAACATATCTAAAGTATCAGCACTATTTCTAACTCGTAAAGCTATATCAGTTGAAAGAGCACCTCCTGCTCTAATTAAAGTCTGTGTTCCAAATCTATTCCAACTTGTACCATTATAGAAATCTTGTGTTCCTAATGTAGTATTGTAAACACTTAACCCTGTTGCAGGTGTTGCTATTGCATCACGTTGCGTGGTTGTCATTCTTGGGAATAAAACACCTTGCGTTGTTGAATTTGCTTGTAATAATGCACTTGCATCTAAAGTAAAAGTTCCTCCTGTTGTTCCTGAAATTCCTATTCCTCTTTCTGTTATAAAAGTTCTTACAAGTGTTGTTGCAGCCGTAACATAAAATTTAAATCCTGAACCCTGATAATTATAAAATTCAGTAAAATCTGCGGGTTGTATAATTGCTCCCATTATACCACCATTTGAAGCGCGTGCTAAATTTATAGTACCAGCATTTCCTGTTCCTCCTACAGTTAATATTCCTGTTCCACCTATTGTAACTAAATCCCCCGTATCAGCACTATTCCTAATTTTAAAAGCTATATCAGTTGACAACGCTCCCGGTGCTTTTATTTGAAGTTTACCACCGTTGTCTGTTGTGGTGTTGATTAAAAGATTACCTGATGTGAGTAATCGCATTCTTTCTACACTACTTGCTCCATAAAAAATATGACTTCCCGCTGAAGAATAGTACCCTATTCCGCTATTGCCACGAAGTTCAGCAATCGCTCCGGTTAAATCTAAATAAGTTGCACTATAAGTAGAACCTCCAATTTGACCACTAACCGCTAATTTAATAGAACCCGGGAAATTAGTTGTTCCAATTCCTAATCTATTATTTGTATCGTCCCAAAAGAAGTTACTATTATCTTGTGCAATAGTTGTACCATTTGAGAACAATACTGAACCTGAAGTTAATGAAGGTAAAGTAAATTTCCCATTAAATGCACTCCAATCTGTTGTACTTAATACTCCTCTATTTGTAGCTGATGCAGTTGGTAAATTAAACGTATGTGTATCAACTAAACTATTAATATTAAAATCTGTTCCTGTTGTTCCTACTGCTAAATATTGTGTATTTGTAGTCAATCCATTCAAAGACGTTACGCCCCCTGAAAACGTAGTGATAATTTCACATAAATTACTATTCTCTGTATGTAATGTTGCTGTTCTGCCTCCTGAATTATTAACTATATAAACCCTAATAGCAAGTCTATCGGTAATTAATAATGGAGTTGTAGGCACTGCTAATGAAGTTAAATATAAATCAATACTTGTACCTCCTGTTATATTTTCAGGCACCGCAGAACTTGATGCAATACTTGTAAAAGTTGCACCATCATATTTTAACAGTTGTACATAGAAAGCAGGTGTACCGCCATTTGAGGACATTGAAAAAAACATTTCAAAGTTCCAAGCTCCTCCAGGTATTTCTGTCCTGTTTGGATTTCCCAAATCGGTTAAAAATTGTGATATTAATCCATTACCTGTTAATGTAAAATCTGTACCTGCTCCAATAATAGCTGTGTTACTTAATTGTTTATAAGTTGCTACTGATGCAGCTATTGAACCATTTAAATAATAATTAAC